GATGGCAGGACATCCGGACGAAGGCGCTCGAGCGGTCAGGTAGGACCTGTGAGCAGTGTGGCCGTCGACAGGACGACGGCTACAAGCTCGATGTCCATCACATCACGTACATTCGACTCGGCGGTGAGCTAATGGAAGATGTCCAGGTGCTGTGCTATCTATGTCACGGACAGCTGCACTACAAGCGCAGAGTGCGCCAGGATGAGACAGAATAGCATCATGGCAAGAGGTAACACAACAGAACCTGAGATTCTCGCACAGGTCGAATCGGCTTTGATTGCGGGTCAAAGCCCTTCGGTCATTGCACGGTCGTGTGGATTACCACGCACGACCATCATCTCAATCCGTGACAGAATGACGACTCCTGTCGAACAGAGTCGACATGACATCACCTCGACGATACTCCCGACAAAGTCTCTCGATGATCTTCTGACATCTGTGCTCGAGGACAGCCTGAAGGCGCTACAGGCGATAGCACGCACAGCGCAGAGTGAGCGTTACATCAATGGCCAATCAGCTGCCCAAATTGCAGCTCTCCATGAGCGCATTGCGAACTTCTCGATTCAACTTCTCAGCGCCGCAGCCGAACCAACTTCGGACAGTAACTAGCGCACAGACTGCGGTCTGTTATCTTGACTACCTGCGGGACACGCTGCCGAATGGTTGGTCGTACACTGCTCGTCATCTCATCGCCATCGCTTCGCACCTGGACGCAGTCGAGCGTGGTGAGATTGACAGACTCGCAATCCACATGCCGCCACGCCACGGTAAGACTGAGACAGTCACGGTTCGCTATGGCGCCTATTGCATCGAGCGGGACCCGTTTAGCAACGTGCTCGTCACTGGCTACAATGAGCGCATCGCTCGCCGCTTCAGTCGCAAATCAAGACAGGTCGTTTCGTCCAGGACTAAACTCTCGAAGGACAATGCAGCTCAAGACGAGTGGTCAATGCCGGAGGGTGGAACCTTTATGGCGAGAGGCGTTGGCAGCCCTCCAACCGGTGTCGGCTTCAAGCGCATCATCATCGATGATCCGATTCGTTCTCGTGAGGATGCTGAGTCGGCGCTATACCGCGACAAAGCATGGGACTGGTACACGGACGACCTCTACACGCGCCTCGAGCCGAAGGGCGCTCTCATCATCGTCTCGACACGCTGGCACCACGACGACATCACCAGTCGCGCGATCTCATCGGAACCGCATCGATGGACAGTGCTCAATCTGCCGGCAATCGCGGAAGAGTCTGACCAGATCGGTCGAATGCCTGGCGAAGCTCTCTGGCCAGAGAGGTATGACGTCAAGGAACTCGGACGCATCAAGGAAGTGATGGTGGCCAACAGTGGCGACTACGGGTGGAGTGCTCTATACCAGCAACATCCAACACCGCGCGAAGGAAGTTTCTTCCGGACTGAACGCATTACCATCGAGAGCGCCATACCAAACTGTGCGAAGATGTCACGCGCCTGGGACCTAGCAGCGACAGCTGGAAGTGGTGACTATACTGTCGGCGTCAAGATGGGTCGCGATGCTGATGGTCGCATCTGGATTCTCGATGTCGTACGAGGACAGTTTGAAACAGATCAGAGAGACAGGACCATCAAACAGACAGCTGCTCTCGATGGGCGTGGTGTGCGTGTGCGCCTCCCACAGGACCCGGGACAGGCTGGCAAGAGTCAAGCGATGCACATGCTGAGACTCCTCCACGGCAGCGCAGTCAACATTCTCCCTGTCACTGGAGCGAAGGATGTTCGCGCTGAACCATTCGCCAGTCAGGTCGCTGGCGGTAATGTGTACATGGTCCAGGCTGAATGGAATCGCACACTCTTGGACGAACTTCGCGTGTTTCCCCTAGGCAAGAATGACGACATCGTCGACGCGCTCACCGATGCCTACGACGAGCTCGTCGGTCGTGGTGGTGGCTGGGGTGCAGTGTAGGTCATGATAAGGACACAATAAGACCATGGGACTCTTCGATCGCTTTATGGGCAAAGCCACTGCTGCGCCATCCGCACTCCTTCCGCCGCCGCTGATCCAGCGACAGACGTCCTATTTCACTGGCACGGGTAACGGCGACTTTTGGAGTCTCCTGACACGCAACCTTCCAGGATCGAGTTTCAACTGGAGGAGTCAAGCCGGCGACCTGATGCTCAACAGCATCGTGGCGATTGGCATGGACTGGTACATCCGCAACTGGAGTCAAGGTGTCCCTGTCGTACGTCGACCGATGCCTGATGGACAGGTCGAGACAGTCGCAGACCATCCGATTCTCCAGCTGCTCGCACAGCCAACACCGAACGTTCCGCCATCGCTCGTCTGGTCGTGGGTCCTCCCAGACTATCAACTGTTAGGAAATGCCTACTTCCGCAAAGTCCGGGTGTCTGGTCGCGTGGTGGGCCTACAGTACCTAGCGGCTGACATGGTCAGGCCAGTCGGTAACAAGGTCAATCCTCTGGTCAAGTATCAGTACACGGTGGATGGTACGTCGTACGACATCGCGCTCGAGGATATGATTCACATCCGGTACGGTCGAGATCCGCAGGACTCCCGCTTCGGGCGCTCTCCTGTAACGTCTGTTCTTCGTGAGATCGCGACAGACAACGTGGCCGCATCAGCTGCGTTCGGCATGGTACGCAACGGCGGTATGCCTAGCATCATGGTCGGACCCGACTACAAGGGCGGCGTCGAGGATTTGTCCGAAGACGATGCACGCCAGACGAAGCGGAAACTCCAGCAGGACTTCACTGGTGACAACGCCGGAAGTGTCCTGGTGATGACTGGACCGTTCAAGGTCGAGCAGGTCAGCCACAAACCATCCGAGATGGCGTTCGATGAAATTCGGCGCAAACCGGAGGAGCGCGTGTGTGCAGCTCTCGGTTTAAATCCTCTCGTCCTTCAGCTCGGCAGCGGTCTCGAGCGTGCTACCTACAGCAACTTGGCACAGGCGACCAGAAGTGCATGGACGGATGGAATGATTCCACTGATGCGCCAGATGAGCGAAGCGCTCACCATCGCACTCCTGCCAGACTACGAAGAGACACAACCAGGCGACTACTTGGAGTTTGATGTGTCGGCTGTGCCTTCACTCCAGGCTGATTTGAACGAGGACGCTGAGCGTGCTGAGCGACTCTACAAGAGTGGCATCGTGGACTTAGCAACCGCGAAGCGTGTCGCTGGTGTGACGCCATCGGACGACGACGAGGGTTATTACCATCCGACTGCTGTGCCTGTGCAAATCGGCGGACAGGAACTCCTGGTCCCGAACGCCGCACCAGTCTCGACAGCTCGAACTGCTGATGAAACTGCAAAGCTCGTGAGTGCTGCCGGTTCCCTGATTCGTGCTGGATTCGAGCCACGCGCAGCGCTTGCAGCTGTTGGACTTGACCCAATACAGCACCTTGGTCTGCTACCTGTCACGGTGCGCGAAGAGACCAAAGCATTCGACGAAGCATTTGAATCCGGACTCAAGTTCATACCATCGAAGGACATGAAGGAAGAAGCGCAACGCGCCATTGAATGGCGTGATGCTGGTCGTGATGGCGGGACAGCCGTCGCATGGGCGCGAGCGAACCAGATCATCGCGGGTGAGAAGTTGTCAGAGTCGACTGTCCTTCGGATGTATTCCTTTTTCCGACGTCACGAAGTAGACAAGCAAGCGCAAGGATTCCGACCAGGTGAAGATGGTTATCCGTCCGCCGGTCGTGTGGCATGGGCTGCATGGGGTGGCGATGCTGGTTATCGCTGGTCTACAGCTGCGCGCAAAGAAATACTCAAGCGCATGGCGCCCAAAGAGAACGGTAAAAGTTATCACCCGTATTACGGTTACGAGCTGACAGACGCCGATGCCTGACATATATCAGGTCAATGAGGCCTATCGGAATAAACTCCGCGCTCGTGAAGATTCCGCGCTCGCTGAGATGCGGAGGACGTACACGGTCCTGCAAGCAGACAACCTCCAGCGCCTCGAAGAGATAACACAAGCCATCGAGGAAGCACAGGCAGCGGGCGAAGATGTCACGGCGCTCAATGACTACCAGGTGCGACTCGCGGCGCTGAACGAGCAGATGGCCAGACAGGTCACGGAGTTCGCTCCTCGCGCGACCGACATCGCCAGCAACGGACAACGAAGCGCGATACAGCTGTCCCTGGACATGCAGGAGAGTCTGGTGCGTGCTGTCGCTGGTGTCCCCGATTC